TATTATTTGGAAGGCTATGAAAGCCAGATGTAAAAATCTAAATAACAAATATTATGGTGGGAAAGGAATTATAGTTTGTGATAGATGGATAAACTCATTCACTAATTTTTTAGATGATATGGGTAAAATGCCTGAAGGATATTCAATAGATAGAATTGATAGTGATGGAAATTATGAACCTTCTAATTGTCGTTGGGCGGACAAACAAACTCAAATAAATAACAGAAAAAAATATAAAAAAAGTGGGAAATAGCGTAGGATACTATAACTATAAAAAAATCATGGACTTGCTCCGTCAATTGGCAGATTACCACGAACAAATCCAATCGTGGGGATTTGGTGATGTGGAACAACTTATTTACCAAACGGAAATGAGATTAAAGCAAGAAAATACAGGGAATCAAGCACCCTTCTATCCTGCTATGTGGGTGATACCAGAATTAGCTAGAACAGATGGAAAAGAAACAACATACGAGTTCAATATTCTAATCATGGATATTGAAAATGTTAAAAACTTTGAAAACGAACTCGATACCTATTCTGATACATTAGACATTCTTAAAGATGTAATCGCTCAACTCAAATACGCAACAGGGATGGAGTGTTATTGTAATTTAGATATTGATTACCCTATTGATATGACCCCTTTTGGTGAAGCATATGATGATTATGTAAATGGTTGGTCGGGTAAAATTAGGCTCAGAGTTCCTGATGCTATAAATAGGTGTATTGCTCCTTATTCAGCATTCCCCCCTTGTGATAATAACAGCGATGGAAACAGCGAGTAATTATAAGTTTTATTCTTTCCAAAAAATACCAAAGCCGAAATTTGATGAGGCTATGGAAAAACTTGCTATGGATTTCCAAAATGCTTTAAAAGATAATTTGGCAAAACCATATCCATATGCTCCAGGTTATTTTGGTCAAAAAGCTCCAACAGGTATTAGAAATATGACCAAAAAAACTGGTGCTTTATATAATTCTATAAAGGTATCATTTGACTCAAATACAAATAGAATTAAAATCAATATGTTAAATTATTGGAAATATGTAAATGATGGAAGACAGCCAGGAAAATATGTACCATTAAAACCTTTGATGGATTGGATAAAAGACAAAGGATTAAACAGAGATACGAAAGGTAGATTCAAAAAGTTCAATATTAAGGCAACAGCTTTTGCTATATCATCTTCAATACAAAAATTTGGTATCAAACCTACCAATTTTTATGATAATAGTTTTGATGTTTTTATAAGTTCATTTGATGACCCCAAAGGCCCAGCAGCACAACTTGGTCTTGACCTTCAAGAATTTTTAATCAAAATAATACAACAACCAGAATAAAATGAGTGTAATAATAAATGTAGAACAATCACCACTAACAATTACCCCAAGTAATGGTGAGCATATCTATACTATTTCATCAACAGGATATACCTTACAAAACTTTAAGTTTGTAGTGGATATATATTTCAGACCAGATAGTATAAACTTTTCAGGTTCTCCACAACCTACAGCCAGACTCAAGGTTCGTCCAAACTCCTATGGTAGAGCAATAATCGAGTTGGAAGAAATCGTTAGAACCTTTTTAAAAGCTAACCCTCGTTTCTCGGGGACAACATATCCGTATCTAAATTATGTGGCACAAGAAAACTCTGTTCTTACTATGAGTGATGCTACAAATACAAGAACCTTGAATGCTTATAATTTATGGCCTACAGGAGACCTAAATGCTGACCTACCTGTACTTTGGCATGTAGAACAATATCAAGTTAAAGTTGGATGTGAATATGAAGACACGAATACAAACTCTATTGTATTAGATATGGATTTATTAGCATCATATCAACCAGCAGCAGTCAATATTTTTCCTGGTGTGGATAACAAACTTATACCATCACCATACCTTTCAGGAGCAACACTTGGTTCAGGTTATACACAATCCCCAAACTTTTATCAGGTAAATAATCAGTCGTGGTATTATTATGATTTGTTTAGACACATTTATCAACAGGGAGAGGACACGACTTGTGGGCCTCGTGAGTTCTTAAATGCTGCTGGCAGAGAATATAAGACAATCTCTCAAGGTGGTTTCGTATCACAAAGGGTAAGAAGAAGACAACATCACCCTGACTGTCCTATAATCATATCTTTCCTTGATGGACAGAATGATTATTTCAATAACCAAACAACAAGAGTAGTTGTGAGAGGAGCTGATACACAAAGTGATAACTACACCTATTCTGCTTACACAGCAAACAACTCAACAATTACAAATAACTACGATATTTGGAAACAAGCTGTTTTTTATATGCCATGGAACATTACACAATCAGGAACGAATGTGATTCCACAAGATGCTCAAAAACTATGTTTTTATTTAACATCAGGTACTAACATGAACTTTTCGGCAAGGACAAGTGAAATCCTTGAATTTTATATGATTGACCCTGACTGTATCAACCAACCAATTCACCTTCTTTTCTTAAATGGAAGGGGTATGTGGGACACTTATACATTTGGTAAGAAATCTACCAAGACATTTGAGGTAGAAAGAAAATCATATAGACAAGAAAGCTCATTAGACAAACAATATTATTCAAGAGGAGCATATCAAAGAGGAACAACAATTTACGAACAAAACGCTTCTTATAAAATTGAATGTATGTCTGATTTCATGACTGATGAAGATACTGTTGTTGTGGAAGAAATCTTCAACTCACCTGAAGTATATATTATAGAAGGGACAACTGAAATGATTGACCCTTGTGCTCAACCTGATATAGAAGATTGCCAGTCTTGTTTAGGTGAGATAAGACAATACCAATACCTTTTACCTGTTGTTTTGGAAAACAGAGAACTCAAAAAGTTCCAAAGACAATATCAAAAGATATTCCAATACACATTCACATTACAATATGCTGATGTAAAGAGATACAGAACACAAGGATAATATATGGGACTACAAATTAGATGTTATATTGACGGGAAGCAAGAGTTTATAGAACTCTATGGTAATGAAGATATTGATATGGAAGTGTCTTTTGCTGAGGTGCAGGACATTACAAAAAAGAATAGTGCTTTTACCAAGGAGTTTAAGGTACCAGGTTCGAAGAATAACAACTATATCTTTAATTACTTTTTTGATATCAACCAAGTATTCACAGATTGGAACCCAAAGAAAAAGTTTGAAGCAGACCTTATCTACGATGGATACGAACTCTATAACGGGTATGTAAGATTGAATAGTGTTTCTATCAACAAGATAGAGAAAGTGTATTCTATAACCTTCTATTCAGCTGTGGGAGACCTTGTAGCTAACATAGGTGATAAAGCACTTTGTAATGTTGATACATCATCACTCAATCACTCATTATACGATAGTGAAGTTGTTGAATCTTTTTTCCTTGACCCATCATTACACAATCCATATTCATTTAATGCCACAAATCCAATAGTTCCAGCAGTACCAAATCCTGTAAATCTTGGGGATGTAAATTATGTTTTGGGACAGAGAGGTTATGATTATACTGGTAAAACATATATAGATATTAGAGATATAAATGTATCTCAAACCCCACTATTAGATTTTTCAGGAGTTACTGGCTTCTTTGATTTTTCAGGTACCCCGCTTATATCAACATATTTTATTCCTTCAGTAAGAACAAGGAAACTATATGAATTGATTGTGAATCAAGCAGGATACTTTTTGGAAAGTGAGTTTTTTGATAGTGATTATTTTGGAAGATATTACATACCTCTATCTTTTAATACAGAACAACCATTTATGGCACAAGCCAAACCTTATAAATATAAGTTTGTGAATCTTTCAGGTCAAACGAGTTCAATTTTAAGAGCAGTAAGAAACTTGGCAACCTCTGTAATAACAAATGTAAATTGGGTTCAAACAGAAGTAATAACAGAAGAGAATATGAACTTTAACCCAATATCATATTCCGCTTATTCTGCTACTTCTTTATCACAAACTGAATTACAACATATGTTCGCTTTACCACAAAGCAACGGGGCACCTTATACATGGAAAGCAAGCATCTCTGTTGTGAGTACAGCAGCATATGGTTTTTTTCCATTCATATATACAGGAGGAACATTTCAACTTTGGAGATATAGACAAAACACGGGTACAGCAATAAATGCTGACCTTATTGCTTCATCAAATTATTATGTTTTAACACAAAGCTCAGGTCTAACCAATACATTCTATATGACTGGTACAACCTTATCTAATGGTTTTTATCTCGGTACTGATTTATTTTTTCTATCTTATACAAAAAATGGTTTGCCATTTAATGTTACTGGAGCAACATTTGAAATTACGAGCAGCCCTGTTGTCTTACCTTATACGATTGAATTATATAAGGAAATGTCTTGCGACCAAAAACAAATTGACTTCATACAGAATATAAATAAGACATTTAATTTAGTTGTAGTAGAACATCCATTCAAGACAAAAACTCTTATAGTGGAACCTATGATAAATTATATAGGTAAGGGGGAAACTTTGGATTGGACTGATAAGGTGAATTATGATGCTACACAAAATCTATATCCAACTACAAATATTATAAATGGTACGATTTTCACATCCAATCAGCCAGATAAAGATTTCATAAATACAGAGTATCAAAAAAGAACAAATAAAATATTTGGACAGAATCAATTTGATTTGGATATAGATTATAAAAACTCTACCACAAATATTACACAGACATTAGGACAAAATACTGACTATTACCTCAACGCAAGTGGTACTACGAACTTTGCTTTACCATGTTATTTTATATCAAAGGAAAATAATAATAATGGTATTTCCACATTTGAGTATAGACCTTTTAAATCAATACCGAGACAAACATTTATGTCGGTATCACTTCCTTCAGGTAATACTCAAACAAATCCAATATTTTATAGATATAGAGGTTCTAATATTCCATTTACGAATATTGGTTTGACCGCTATTGCCACATATCCAAACTTTAATCGACTAACAACTTATCCATTTGCTTTAACAGGTTTTTCTCATTATACCATCTATGATAGTAGTAATACATTTACTGATGATGAACTTGTTTATCCTGATTTGGAAAACCAATACGACAGATATTATCGTGATTATCTAACTGACCTTACGAGTGATGAAAACAAGATTTATCAAGTACAAATGTATCTAACGCCTTGGGAAGTAGCAAGTTTATATTATAATGAAACAATTGTAATCAAAAATGCTAAATTCCGTATAAATAAGATTTCAGGTTTATCACTACTACAACCTGGTTTATGTAATGTTGAATTGGTAAAACTGACGAGGGATTACACACCCACGCCTGTAAGATTTTATGACCTTGTTGATTGTACTAACCCTTGTAATGTTATACATACACATACCGATATTTGTTATCCAATATGGGCTTTTGAGGGTCAATATATCAACATACAAACATATCGTCCATATCCGTATTTTTCACTAACAAAAAGATTTAGAGTATTACGAACTGAATATAATGAAAGTTATGATTATACCTTACCATTTTTTTCTTTATATGGTGAAGTAAAATATTCTTATAATATCTATTACGATTATGCTACTTTCAATAGTTGTAGTGCTGCCACACCTAATTTCTTATTAAACATAAAAGATGAAACAACAACACCATTTACTGGTGATTGTGTGAATATGGTTATAACTAACACAGGAGCAACACCACAAACATTTACATTCAAATATTGTGATGGGGTAAATGGTAGTTGGACTTTAGACCCGTCATCAGCAATAACTTTATGTGGTTTATATTCATCGTTCCAAACAACAGGGTTTAGTTATTGTTTGAACTCATTTAGCGCTTGTACTTCTTGGACACCTTTACCTACTCCCACACCTACGAGCACGCCATACAAATCACCCACACCCACACCAACTCAAACTTTAACTCCAGGTATTTCTCCAACGACCACACCAACAATCACTCCCACACCTTCAGGATTACCTTGTAAGATAAACACAACGCTTAATATAACTGAAACAGGTTGGATAAAATATAACGAATGTCCGTCAGGTACAACAACATATGTATATATAAGTTCTCTCGGTTCTTATACTATAACAACTTGTATCTATGAGGGTTCAGTACTTCCTGGTTACCCTTATGGTGATTTAGCAGTATTCACGATAACAACAACAGGAACACCTTGTTAAAAAAAGATATTTATAAGTAATGGCATTTGTATATACACCCACTCCCACGCCGAGCAACACTCCAACGATTAGTTTGACCCCGTCAATCAGTCCAACGATTACTGCTACGAGTACTGTTTGTCCTGGTTTAACCCCTACAGCAACATCAATCACCCCCACGCCTACGCCAACCATGACTCAAATGACTCCCACACCAACCATGACTCAAACAAGTACCCCACAAATAACTCCAAGCAGTACTCCGAGTTTATCTGAATTGTTCGTTTATGCCAAATATGTAAATGCTGAGAATATTTTACAGTATCAAGTAAATTATGGTTCTTATGAAATCATAGGAAATATTGATAGTTTAACATGCCAATATTTTTATACTATTACTGGTCTTAGCGTTGGAGATATAGTTGATTTCACAACTAATTCTACTTGTATTTTAGCTTTAGATACGCCTCCAGCAAGTTGTCCTAATTCAGGTTTTGCTTGTAATCAAACATATGTTTTTCCTGGTGGAAGCAATTATGTATATATAACCGTAGATGGTTCAAATTGTTGTTAAATGAGTATAAATAGATTGAGAATTAGTCCTACACCAAGTAATACATCGACGAACACACCGACGATTACAGCATCTTTGACTGCTTGTCCCACAAACACCCCCACCAATACTGCTACTCCGACGATGACTCCAACTAATACAGCCACAAACACACCTACGGAAACTATGGTTCCAACTCCTACAACTACAACTACAACCACACCAACTTTCACTCCTACTAATACGACAACTCCTACTTTCACACCTACTAATACAGCAACTCCTACTTTCACGCCTTCACCTACGATGACCCCTACACCTTGTATATGTTTCCCAAGTGGTTCAGGATTTACCCAATCGGGTACCTTCAACTTTGATATTTTATCATTAGCATTAGACCAATCAAGAAATAGAATGTATGTCGGGGGTGATATGTTCCAATATAACGGTACGCCTATCCGTTATTTTACAGCACTTGACCTTACAACAAGTAATATAGTTGGTAGTCCATTCAACACAACTGGTTTAACAAACGGGTATGTTGTGGATATTCAAGTACAACCTGACGGAAATGTCTTATTAGGTGGAGCATTCACAACCTATAGTGGTGTTTCTCAAAACAGGCTAACAAGAGTTCTACCTTCAGGATTTAGAGATACAACATTTAACATAGGAACAGGTTTTAATGCTCAAGTTGAAAGTATATTAGTAGATAGTAATAACAAGATACTTGTTGTTGGTTCATTTAGTACATTCAATGGAAATAACAAAGGTGGTATTGTTAGATTGAATAGTGATGGTTCAATAGATACAACATTTAGTGGTCTTACAACAGGTTTTGCTCCTACAGCAGGTATATTCCCATTTGTAAATGAAATCCAAGAATATAACAACCAATACTATGTTGCTGGTAATTGGAACACATATAATGGTTCAGTTGTTCCTGATGTTGTTAGATTGAACCAAGATGGTTCGTTAGATACCACATTTAGTGCTATAACTTATTCAGCAGCGACAAGAGTTATTGCTCTTGGTATACAAAGCACAGGTAAAGTTGTTGTAGCAGATAACGGTGTTATAGACAGATTACTTACAACAGGTGCTAAAGACACTACATTTACAGCCACAACAGCATTTGCAGAAGTTGATGTTATAAAGATACTTCCGAGTGATAAAATACTTGCTGGTGGTAGAATATTCTCTCACGGAATAAGAAGGGTAAATGTAAATGGTGGTTTAGATACAGGATTTACAACAACTATGACCTTCATAAATCAGCCAGGTAGAGGTGTAAGAGATATTGAAATAACTGATGATTGTTATTTCATAGGTGGTGATTGGAGTGAATTGAATGGATTTGTAGGTACAGACATAGCCCGTATATATTCTAATGGTAATTTGGATATATGTAATCCTGTTCCTATAACTCCTACCCCTTCTATAACTGCTACAAGGACTTCCACACCTACAATGACTCCTACGAGAACAGCAACACCTTCCATAACAAGTACAAACACACCAACTATCACAAAAACTCCTACGATGACCCCCACACCTACCCAACCATGTTGCTCAGCATTTATGATATCATTTAGTGGTGTCCCTGATGCTGATTATATAACATGGTATAATTGTAGTGGGGTACAACAAACAGGTTATACAAACTCTTATCTGAACTTTATAGTTTATCACGATAATAGTTTTGGTTCAATATTCGTACACCAAGCATCTGGTTATGTAATTACTAATCTTGGTTGTGTTTGTAATTCAACTTGTAATCAAATCAACATTACGGGTATAAGCGGACAAGGGACTTTCTATATTGATTGTAATGGTAATATTCAAACTCCTAATACACCTGTAAGTATATGTGCTGATGGTTCACAAAGTTCAGGTTTTGACTTACCAATTACATTTGGTGATGTTACTGGCTTTACTGTGTCTATTGAGTGTTGTGCTTCACCCACACCTACCCCAAGTATTACTTCTACTTCTACACCAACTTTCACATCAACTCCTACCAACACTCCTACGAATACTTTAACACCTGAAATCACAACCACACCAACGACAACCCCCACACCTACCAAGAATTGTCCTGCTACAATCTATACACACGGAGCGTTGAGAGCAAATTGTAGTGATTTCTGTACTACAAACTATTTGATACAGGTTGAAGATTGTGCTTCACAAAACTACGCTGGCTTAACTATTGGTGATTTCATTTATGGCTACGCAGGTCAAAGTGGTTATCTGGCTTACTCAAATATTTCAACAGACACAGCAACAGGCCCATTCCGTATAGCAGACATAGATGGTACAGGTGAGATACTTGGAATCTATGTTTGTAGTGGAGGGTCTTGTATTCCATTATAAACCTTGTTATGAACGGATAAATAAAAAATGATATTTCTTATTATGAGCACAGAGATAATTGAAAAAACAGAAGATAATGACCTTATAGACCCTATTGGTGATTTAAGAAGAGCCTTGAATACTGAATTTCCAAATAAAACAGATTTTCATAAATGGTATAATCAACTCAAAAATTTACCAGATTTTTTTGAGTTAGCTAAGAAAAGAAGTGAGTTGTAATGGCACAAACACAAACTTTACAAGTAAGAGTTGATGCGGCAATAAATGCTGCTCCTACACTTAAATCTCTCCGTGAGTTAAAGCAATTACAAAAAGAGGTTGTTGCTGGAAGTGATGACTTTAAAAGAATACAAGGCAGAATAAATGATATTGGTGATGCTGCTAAAACAGCAAAGGGTCAATCGGAAGATTGGATTGATACTTTAGCAGGAGCACCAGGAGTCGTTGGTTCATTAGGTAGAGGTTTAGACTCTATCACATCTTCAACAAACAAATTTGGTTTAGCACTTAAAGCTACTGGTATTGGACTAATTGTCGCACTCGTTGGTCAATTAGTTGCTGCTTTTACATCTAACGAAAAAGCGATGAAAAAGCTTGAACCAATAATGATTGCGTTTGAGCAAATCTTGGGTGGTATTTTTGCTGCTTTAGAACCAGTTTTCAATCTTCTAATCGATTTAGCGATACAAGCTTTACCAACCGTAATAAAAGGTTTTGGTATATTATATTCAACGATATTTGGTTTCGTGACTTTCATCAAAGAAACAGTTGTTGGTGCTGGTAAATTGTTAGTTGGTCTATTCACTTTTGATACTGATATGATAAAAGACGGTATCAAGCAAGTTACCAGTTCTGTGAGTACAGGTGTCCAAGCAACCCAAGATGCTTATTCCAGATATGAACAAGGTACAAAAGAAACAACAAAGACCCAAAAGAAAAACTTAGAAGAAGCCGCAGCTGCTCATGCTAAATATCTTGAATCAACAAAAGCAAATTACGAACAACAAGAAAAGTTGAGACAAGCTGATTTGGATAAGGCAAAAGCAATAGCTATGTCTCAATCACAAACAGAAGAAGAAAGACTGGCTATCGAAAAAAAATACGCTGAAGATAGTTATAATTCCAAGAAAAAATTGTTGGAACAAACACAAGCGTTATATCCAAAAAACTCCAAAGAATATAAAGATTATACAGCTCAACTCACCGCTCTTGAAGCTGAATATATAAATAAAAAAACTGAATTTACTAATAAAGAAAAAGAATTAGCAACTAAAGCATTTCAAGACCTTGTAAAATTAAAACAACAAGAAAACAAACAAATAGTTGATGACCTTACTTTAACATATAATAAACAAAAAGAGTTATATGGGGAAAATTCAAAAGAAGCAAGAAAAGCACAAGATGAGATTTATATATCTCAACAAAAAGCGGTAAATGATGAACTTGCTCTATATGAAAAAAGAAAACAAGAGGTTGGAAATTTCACAAAAGAAGAAGCGGCAAGAGTCGAAGAGTTAAAAAATCAACAAAAATCTCTAACGAATACTATTGAGATTGAAAATAATAAAAGAATTAAAGCCGATAGAGAAGCTGCTATTAAAAAACTTGATGACGACAAAAAAGCTAATGACGAAAAATTCAACAAACAAATAGAAGCAGCATCTTCCAATTTTCAATTACAACAACAATTATTAGCAGACAAATTAAAACAAGACGAAGAATATTTCAAAGCTCAACAAGCGCTATATGCTGGTAACCAAGAAAAACTTGATGAGTTAGATAGAGCACGAACTGCTAACTTACAACAGAATGCTCAACAACAAGAACAGATAAGAAAAGCACAGGTTGATTTACAGTTGAGAGCAGCAGATGCTGTTATAGGAGCCTTTGGAGCTGAAACAGCTGCTGGTAAAGCGGCATTATTAGCCAAACAGGTCATCTTAGCTAAAGAGCTTGTTTTGGAAGCTAAAAGAACTTTGACTTTTGCTAAAGGTACATTTTTCAGGTCAAAAGCGGCAATTGCTGAAGGTTCAGCACAAACAGCTAAAGTTGGTTTTCCGCAAAATATACCACTTTTAATATTATATGCTGCTCAAGCTGTTGGAATAATTAAAGCTGTTATCGATGCTACAAAAGCAGCAAAAGAAGGTGGGGGTGAAACAGGTGGAAACGAAACACCAGCAGCGTCAGGAACAGCAGTTCCAAAACCAAGAGGTTTAGCATTTGGTGGTATGGTTACTGGCCCTGGTTCAGGTAGGAGTGATTTGATACCTGCTATGTTGAGTAATGGTGAAAGTGTTATAAATGCTCAATCCACAGCAGCTTTTAGACCATTACTATCAGCAATAAATGAAATAGGTGGAGGTAGAAGATTTGCTGATGGAGGATTAGCAATTTCAAGTATTAGTTCTGATACGACATTATCATCATTACAAACTATGATGAATACTCAACAAGTTCCAATAAAAACATATGTGGTATCAAGTGATATGACGAATCAACAAATGTTGGATAGAAACATTAAAGACCGTTCCACATTATAAAATTGAACTTTTCTTAAAAATTGATATTTAATAGTATATGACCCCTAAAATTATAGAGCTTATTATTCAAGACGGAGATGAAGAAGCGGGGCTTGATGGTATAGCGTTGGTAGAAATGCCAGCACATGAAGCAAATTTTGAGTATTTTAATCAAGAAGAACAAACACCTTGTGAAGACGGTAAATGTTCTCATTACATTTTATCTGATGAAAAGGTACCACAGGTTATACAAATGTTTCATGCTTATGGAGAACCACAAGGTTTCCTTGAAAAAGAAGGTTGGGAAATTACAGCGGTAAAATCTGTTGGAAAAAAAGAATTTCAAATTATAAGTAATCCAAATTTACCGTCAGCACAAGATACCCCTAATGTAAGATTTAGATATAAGTATGTAGGCCCAAAAGATGAACTCAACAGAACATTTTGTGCTGAAATGATGGCTGCTCGTAGAGTTTTTAGAATTGAAGATATAATGGAAATGAGTAATCGTTCCGTAAATGAAGTAGGCCCTGATGGATATGATATATTCACTTGGCGTGGTTCGTATAACTGTCGTCATCGTTGGGTTCAACTGGTTTATGAACCTACAGGTCGTATTGTAAATAACGATAAGGCGCTCGGTAATGTGATGGACGAGGATGATATGCCAGGTCCAGATACAAGAACACAAGCAACAATAAACGCAGGAAATACACCACCGAGAACTGGTTTCGCAGCATCAAATCCTGATGTTAGTGCTTTGTCTCCTTATGTGGAACAAATATCAAAACCAAAGAAAAAACCAGTTCTTGCTTCTTTACCTTTATTTGAAAAACAAGAAGATGCTGAAGCAATTGCTATGTTGATTGGTTGTGAAGGCTCACATCCACATTCATACGGAGATAAGACCTTGTTTATGCCTTGTAAGACACATCCAAAAGAAGATACAAGTTATATCACAGATGGTGAAACTGACCCTGATGATGTTGGCGGTTCTGATAACCCTATGGATAACTATGGACTTGAAGATGCTTGTTGGGAGGGTTATGAACCAATAGGTACTAAAATACTTGATGGTAGAGAAGTACCAAATTGTGTTCCTGTTGAAATGGCTAAAGAGATGATGAAACAAGAGTTTCAATCTTACGATGACTACCCTTCGAGTGCCAGAAATAATGCTTGTAAAGCTATCAAGTGGAAAGAAGAACATGGAGACGAAGTTAAAGGTATGACTCAAATAGGTTGGATAAGAGCCAATCAATTATGTAAGGGTGAAAAAATAAGTGAGGAAACGATAGCCAGAATGTCTGGTTTCCAAAGACATCAAAAGAATAGTGAAGTAGCACCTGAATACAAAGATACGCCTTGGAAAGATAAAGGTTATGTAGCTTGGTTAGGATGGGGTGGAACAACAGGAGTAAATTGGGCGGCTGATAAACTTAAATCCATTAGAAATGAGATGAGTTTTTCTGTATTCTCAATGGAGGAAAGAATGGTTGTCGGGCCTGCTATGGTTCCTGATAAGATGATTATTAGAAGGAACGAAATTACGGGTGAGGTATATTATGTATATTTTACTGCTGAAACTATAAAGAAATTACAACAAAAGTTCATGTTGGAAAAGTTATTAGACAAGACAAATATAGAACACGGAAGAAAGTTCCTCAATGGAGTTTCTGTTGTGGAAAGTTGGATTGTTGATGACCCAGCAAAAGATAAACAACAAGTATTTGGTATGGATTACCCCAAAGGTACATGGATGATATCTATGAAGATTGAAGACGATGCTATTTGGGATAAGGTTAAAAACGGAAAGTTGAATGGGTTTTCAGTTCAAGGTTATTTCCTTGAAAAAGCTAAGTTCAGTAGAGATAACGAATCCATACTTGAAGAAATCAAAGATATTCTAAAACAATTTGTATGAGATACCAAGATGCTATCAAAAGAATAAATAAACTGCTTGGTTTGTATAAGTTCAACTCCTATAAAATCAAAGAAAGTGGTGATGAAATCATTACTGAAGGTGATTTAGCGGTGGGTGAGCCTATTTATATTATCAATAAAGACGGACAAATCCCCGCACCTGATGGTGAGTTTGAGTTAGACGATACAACCAAAATAACAATTAAGGACGGAATAGTCCAAAAAATAAATTACGAAAACATGGAAAAAAAGCAAGACTTCGTAGAAGCGGCGCTAAAAGATGGTACGGTGGTTAAATCCCCAACATTTGATGTCGGTGAAGAAGTTAAAGTTGTAAGTCCTGATGGAAAAGAAATGCCAGCACCAGATGGTGAGCATGAATTAAAGCTCAAAGATAGTGAAGGTAAAGAGGTTCTTATCAAGATTATAACCAAAGACGGAAAAATCACAGAAAGAGAAAATGTTGAATTACCTGCTGCTGAAGAAAAATCAGTAGAAGAAGAAATGGGTATGACTACACCAGGATTATCTCAAGGCAACGACAATATGGAAGGGTTCAAGAAAGAACTTATGGGTATTCTCGGTGAAATCAAAGATAAAATTGATTCAATCGTAGCAGACCAAGAAGAAATGAAAAAGAAGGTCTCCAAATTCGCTAAGGAACCAGCGGGAGAACCTTTGAGAGTTGGTAAAAACCAAATCCAAACTGAACTAAATCAAGCTAAAGATGACTATATCTCACAGCTTGTATCAATCAGACAAGGTTTCCACAAAAAATAAATTAAACTTAAACAAATAACTAAAGTTATGGCAAACAAAAAGTACGACTTCAGTTTTAACCTTTCATCTCTATCAACATATACAGATGAAGTAGGTGGAGAACTGATTAGACGCGCTATATTGGAATCAGAAACTATTAAGCTGATTAAGGTGCAACCTGGCGTAAAAGGTTCTCAAGCAATCAACTTATTAAACTCTGACCTTTATGTGCAAGACGGAACTTGTGGATGGTCTCCATCAGGTTCAACAATTTATACTCAGAGAGACATTACTGTCTGCCAGTATAAAATAAACGAAACATTATGTCCTGCTGACTTAAACAACTACTGGTTAGGTCAATTACTTACTCCTGGTTCTACACCAGAGACAGTTCCCTTCGAACAGCAAATAAGTGAGCTTAAGGTGGCACAAATTTCCCAATATGTCGAAAACACGATTTGGGGAGCTTCTTCAGCAACAACTTGTTTCTCAGGTATTAAAGAATTGGTAAGAGGCGTAAGTGGAACAACAGCAGACACAACTACTGTGACTGGTGGTATTGTAGTTCCTGGTCAATCACCAATTGCTTCAACAACAGCGTTATCTCAAATTGATAACTTGATTGAGCAAATTCCAGATGATGTTGTAAATAGAACTGACTGGGTTGTTTTCATGTCTCATGCGAACTACAGAAAGTATCTTATCAATTACAGAACTGCTAACTACTACCACTTCAATCCAGAAGGGTCTTACGAAGAGTTCAAAACATTCCATCCCGCAACAAATATTTTGGTGCACCCTGTGGGAGGTCTCCTAAACTCAAATCTTGTTGTCTTGATGCCAGCAGGATACGCAGTTGCTGGAGTCGATTTGATGAGCGATATGGATAACCTAAAAATGTTTTATTCAGTCGATTTCGACGAGGTTAGGCTTCGTTGTAATTTTAAAATTGGCGTGCAACTCGCATGGCCAAACTTCGTTATCACTAACGGTTTAACATAAAAATAAACGGACTTGAAAAGTCAAAAAATTAAAAAACAAAAGTTATGAGTTTTTCATCATGTTTCGTTAGCAATAATATCTGTAAAGGATGTAGAGACGCTGTGGGTGGTGTAAAGAATGTCTATGTAATCGCAGGTTGCGTTACTGGCACAACACAAAATGGCGACCAAGAAATCCTTACAGTAGGTGCTACGGGTGGAACTGTATATCAGTTTCAAGTTGAGAAAAATACATCTAACTTTGTTGAGACAATCCAAGCGAGTTTAGAAAATGGTACTGTGGTATATAATCAAGTTGTAAATCTTGTTTTCTTGAAATTACAACAATCCACAAGAAACCAAATAAAACTCTTGGCTCAAAATACCAATATGAAGGTATTTGTTGAGACAAATGAAGGTGATATTTTCTATTTGGGTGAAGATTTTGGTATGGCTCTACAAACGGGTACTGCTGAGACTGGAACCGCATTTGCGGACAGATATGGATACACGATTGTTCTTGAAGGATTTGAGAAGGAACCAGCAAAGAAATTAGCAGGTTCTCTATCATCTACCCTCGTAGGACTTTCACTATCTACTTGTCCTTGCTAAAAATACAAATATGGGGAGGGTAATACCTCCCCTTATTTCAGCCACATTTATTTATGAAAGGAAGAATAGACAAAAAGTTATGGGGTGTTTTGGGTAAGCAACAAACCTACTTCTCACCACAAAAACAAGTAGAAGGAAAAACGAAGGTAGCACTAAATGCTAATGCTTTTGATAGTTGGGACGCTAAAAGGTCAAGATTTAAGAGAGTTGATGGTTATGAGAATCGTATTCAACAACACGGAGTGGTACCTGAAATAAGTTCAGCACCTGTATCAAGTCCCACACCCACACCAAGTTTCACGCCTACACCAAGCTTCACTCCTACACAGACTATAACACCGTCAATTACTCCTTCATCAACACCTTTCCCAATAGTTCAACCTTCTTTATGGTTTGACGCATCTGATAGTTCAACTATGAACTTAATTTTATCGGGGGGAACGACTTATATATCTCAACTTACATCAAAGGGTACTGAAATTTGGACTTTAACAGGTCAGACAACAGATAGATACCCAACATATTCTGCTTCAACATCTTTACCTGGTAGTCCAAATATTATTAGATTTACTCCTAATGCTACAACAGGTTTGAGAAAAGCTTTGGTAGCATTTGATAGACCAACTTTAACACATACGGGTTCAACAATATTTATGGTTTGGTCTCAACCAGCAGGAACACCAGCATTTACAAATCAGTTGTATTCTGGAAATACAAATGGTACTTTAGTTCAAGTTGGAAGTGATATTTTTGATAGATTACAGTTTGGTGGTTTTCAGGGTGCCACCAATATAATAAATGCTAACGTTTATCCACAAAGTTCTACACAGGCTTCCACAATTCCTACACCATATACAGCAGCAACTATAAATGGTAAATATCTTATGAAAGCTGTTTTACCAGCTAATCCTGGTTTTGGAAGTTGGGAATTGAACCAATCAGGAGCAACGAGTTCATCACTATTTACAGGAACAACAGTAAGTCCGAGATGGAACGCATTCAATCTTGGGTGTACATCAAATAACACAGGACAACTATTCGCTACAAATAGTAATATTGAGTTAGCTGAAATCATGATTTATAATCGAGAATTATCACCTTCTCAACAAGAAGCAGTTGAACTCTATTTGAGAGATAAATGGAGGTATGATGAATGGGCTTCACCTGTTCCCACACCCACACCGACCCCAAGTCCTACGAGACCTTAAATATGAATATTCTATTTATTCTTATAGACGATAAACTTGATGCTCACTATATAATAAGCGAAAATGTTGATAATAAGGAAGTCCCAAACTAATAATATGATTGCTACGGTGTCTATGAATAAGACCCTACCCAATCCGTATTATTTGTTTTCATTCCAACATATAGCATCAAAGGAAAGAGTTAGTTTTTATCCACAGGTTATAACGAGTAATGTTCGTTATGATAAGTTTAGATTCGTTGAAGCACCAACTACAAATCTGTCTCTAACTCCACCACAAGTATTCTTTGAGTATTTGGGTCAATACTACTATTCCATTTATGAAAATATCACATCAGGTTCAACTGATATTAGTTTAGCTTATAATAAACTTGAAAGTGGTAGAGCATGGGTTATCGTTGGTGATGATAATACTCAAGAATGTTTCTTTGAACCTTATATTTCTAATGATGAGGACTTTTCACAGGTTATTTATGTTTCTGAGCAGGAAGAAGCTTGTATCTACCCAACTCCGAGTATCACTCCGAGTCCAACTGGTACTCCAATAACCCCAAGTCCCACACCTACAATTACATTCACACCAACTCCGAGTTCAACACCACCAGTATTACCACCTATACAATTTTTGGTTCATTATGGGCCTTCTCAAAACTCAGCTTGTAATGGAACTCCAAACACATTTATCTATGCTGCTGATTTGGGTAATTGTGCTCCATGTTTACCTCAAACCTGTTGGGCTTGTCTCAGTACTTCACAACAATTATTTGTCGATGCTAACTTGACTACACCTGTGAGTAATGGTTATTATAAAAATGAGATGGCTGCTGGTGTAAGTGCTACTTGGCATGTTATCGGTGGATATCCACAAGGTGGTGGATTTATGGGATGTCCGTAAATATATGAATAAAATGAAAAAACCTGATATTTATTAGTAATGAACGACAAGAACAAATACGGACTACATATACAAGAGTTTAATGCTGCTTATGTACCACAATATCAAGAGGTAATCAAGAACAAGCCTTGGGTGTTTTATGGAGATGATAATAATTTTCCAAATCACCTTTTAACAGTTTATCAATATTCACCAATAACTCGTGCTTGTGCTAATGCTACAATCTACGGGGTTAAAGGTAAAAACATTATCGTTAAAGACGGAGACCCAAATAGAATTGGAATGGCTAATCGTTCTGAGACTCTATATGAGGTCTATGAAAAATGTGTTGTAGATAGAATCATCTTTGGTGGTTTTGCTCTAAACATAGTTAAATCTAATGATGGTGGTATAGCTGAAATATATCATACTGACTTCTCAAAATTGAGAGCAGGTAAAGAAGATATGTTTGGTAATGTTGGAACTTACTATTATTCTGTTGATTGGAAAGGAACTCAAATCAATCCACAGAAGTGGAAACCTGTTGAATTACCAGCATTTAATATGACTACGGATGATTCACCTTCACAGATTTATTATGTGAAAAGATATACTCCGATGATGTCCTATTATCCGCCTTGTGATTGGATTGCTTCACTAACAACTGCTCAGTTAGATATCGAAATTAGAAACTTCCACCTGAATAACACACAAAATAGCATGATGCCATCTATGTCTGTGAGTTTCGTAAATGGAACTCCAAGTGAAGAAGAAATGGATATAATCATGCGTCAGTTAGAAGCCAAATATACATCAACAAATAACGCAGGTAAGATTTTCCTTTTCTTTAGTGAAAATCCAGAGACTGCTCCTATCATAACTCCTTTACCAAACAACGCAAGTGATGCTTGGTATTCCAATATGTCTCCACAGATAGACCAAACGATACTTACCGCATGGGGTATAAGTAGCCCGATGCTTCTCGGAATAAAGACTGAAGGACAACTTGGAGGAAGAACAGAAATGCTTGATGCCTACAATCTTTTCTTACAGACAAGGATTATACCTATACAAGAAGAAATGATGAAAACTTTTGAGAAATTATTGTTCTTGAGAGATAAACAAACTATCAACTTGGGGATAGAACAAAACCAAATCTTACCTGATGAAGCTCAATCTCAGGTGGATATCAAAGAAGGAATATAATGGCAAGTACAGTTTTACTTATTTCAGAAACCAAGCTCAAAGCGTTCAGTACCTTAAATCAAAATATAGATATGGCCTTATTGACTAGCACGATATATATGGCTCAAGAACTCGGTTTGCAAACGCTTATAGGGACTTTGGGTTATGATTACTACATGAATCTTGTGAAGTCAGTTCAATTATCGGGTGGTACGATGTCTCAGGCTGATAGTATTATGTTGAATGATTACATAGCACCTTATTTGATTCACAGGGCTTATTTTGAGGCTATACCTGAGATATTTGCCCGTAAAATGAATAAGGCTATAACTATTGGAAATACAGAACAAGGTACATCAATAGATATTAAAGGAATGTCTT